TTCAGTTAAAGAAATCAAAGAGGCTTTGAGTCAAGCTTCTCTAGAATATTTAAACGTAATATAGTATGTTATTAAACACTCCGAAGCAATACGTAGACTATTTGTGTAAACACAACATAAGTCCTACACAATTTCTATTCTTATATATTATTTATGAAAATGACTATGCGTCTTTGTATAAGTATGTTCATGAGAATGGTGGTTTTGAATTGAAAGATTTAGAAGACCTAGCTGATCGTGGGTATTTAATTAACGAGGGAAGTAGCGATACTTCTTGGGCGGATAACTATCGTGTTACTAACAAGTTCATAAAAGAGCTGTATAACACAGATATATCCACAGCATATGACGAATTCTTTGAAGCTTATCCACTACAGATCTACATTAACGGTAAGAAATTACCTGGTAGAAATGCCACAATGAAAACTAGAACTTTTTACAAGAAAAGCATTGCACCTAAACGTGCCTTGCACAGTAAAGTAATGGAGTGTTTAGAATGGGCAAAGAACAATGCTCAAATACATATGGGCATGGAAAGGTGGATAGAAACAGAACAATGGAAAACAGTAGAACAATTAATGAAAACAGATATAGATGGATTTGAATCTCCAAACGACAAAGTTTACTAGTTTACAGATAAAGACAGCAGAACAAGCAATCAAGGAGGCTGACAAGTTCCTCTATGAGGGTGCAACAGGTCAACGTCCTTTTTTAGCTACGCGCTGGCAAAAAGTAAACACTATGCTTCTCGGAGGGTTTCATTTCGGTCAAACCTATTTTGTTGCAGGTGCATCAGGTCATGGTAAATCATTTTTTACCAACATGTTGCATACTGATTTTACATCTAATTATTTAGGTAACCAAGATGTAAAGGTTCTACACTTTTCTTTCGAGATGCATGCAAAGGACGAGATGATTCGTAAAATGAGTCAACTAGGTAAAGTTGATTATAGAAAACTAGTTTCATCCGACAACCCTTTGACAGTAGAAGAACTTGAAGAGCTCAGAAATGAGTACTCCAAGATGAAAAATGAAAACGTTTATTATGTAGAAACCCCGTCTAATAGAGATAGAATATACGCAACTATCAATGATTTTTGCAAAGAGTTTAAAGACTCTAAAATTGTTATCTCATTAGATCACACCTTGTTAGTTACCCCTAACCCCGGTGAAAACGAAATACAATCTCTCGCTGAGTTGGGTAAAATGTTTATCCAGGTGAGAAAAGAATTTCAAACGTGTAATATTCTTATTGGTCAGATGAATGACAAGATGGAGAGTAAGGAAAGGAGAGATCCAACCAACCCTGCATTGCATTATCCTACTAAGACAGACATACATGGTTCAAAACAAATCTATCACGCAGCTGATGTAGTAATGGTATTACACCAGCCGATATTGTTAAACATAGAGCACTATGGTAAGAAGAGATTTCCTACCACTGATCTTGTTGCACTACACTGTTTAAAGAACAGGACAGGTGTAGCAGGTTTAGTACGCCTTAAGAATAACCTATCTCACGGTAGATTTGATGATTATAGTTCAACTTTATTTTAAAATCAATTATATGGAATTACCAAAAACAGTAGTAAAATCAAAAACAATTAACCCTAGCCTCTTGACTATATTTGGTCAATCAAAAGCAGGTAAGACAACAATGTTGTCAAAACTCGAAGGGTGTCTAATTATAGATACAGAACGAGGTAGTAAGTATATCGATGCCTTAAAGGTAGAGGTAGGAACAACTTCCGATTTAAAACAACTAGTAGGTGCGCTAAAAGCAGAGCCTAATAGATATAAATATATTGCGCTTGACACAATTGACAACGTAGTCTCATGGATAGAGAAAGACATTGCAAGAGAGAACAACTTAGATTCTTTTGCAAAGCTTCCTTTCGGTGATGGTTACAATCAAGTACGTACTAGAGTTATGGGGCTTATTGACACTCTATTAACTTGTAGCGAGCATATTATTCTTGTAGGTCACAGAAAGAAAACAATCATAGGAACGGACTCAGTAGAAGTTAACGTAAGCAGCTTAGATCTTTCAGGTAAACTTAAGAATTATATTATGGCTAAATCAGATGCAATAGGTTTTGTATACAGGAACGAAGAAAATGCATTAAGCATTTCTTTTGAAGCCTCAGACGAAATAGAAGCAGGTACACGTTTACCTCATTTAGCAGGTAAGATTTTACCTTTCGAATGGAGCAACATATATAAAACAAGTATAAAATAACAGAAGATTCTGCTGTTAATTTTGTATATTGTAGTCAATATAACAATAAAACAAATTTAAATTTTAAAAAACAATTATGTATCAATTACAAGAAACGCAAACAAGTGCTCCTAGTTATAAACTAATGAGCCCAGGTATCAACGAGAATGTTAAACTAGTAGATGTCACTTTTGACACTCTTAGACAAGACGGAACCGGTGGTAATGTTATTAGATTCTATTTTCAAGATGAAGAAGGAGCTAAATTTACACATACACAAATGGAAGTTACAAGTTTAGAAAGACTACAAGAGTCTTCTAAGAATGCAGCTGCCGCAGGAAGAAGCTGGTCTTCTACACCTGAACAATTACATGCTGATTTGATTAGAAACACCGGTGAAGTATTACACCACGTTTTATCTGCATTTATTCCTAAAGAACGTGTTGCAATTAGTGGTAACACATGGGATGAACTAGGTAAAAATGTTATTGAGTTAATAGGTAACTCTTTCGAAGGGCACAAATTTAAAATTAAGTGTGTATATGACAAGCAAGGTAAATATTTACAATTTCCTTCTCGTCCTGTACAGCCTTTTTGTTTATCTCAAGATTCAACACAACAACTAGTTGTAGGATACAGAGATAATATTACTCCTGCACAGCCTACAAACGAAGCAGAGATAAGTTCAAATACTAGTACTTCTACTGCAGGAGATACTTGGTAATTCATTTAATTAGACAATATAAAGGGAGGCTTAATGCCTCCTTTTTTGTCTCTAAACTTTAATAAATGTACAATATAAACCCAGTAATAACTAAAGAGTATATTCTAGCAAGGTTAGATCAAGCTCAAATATTAGAATATTATTTAGGGGTTAAAGTTGACGTCAATACAAAGGTAAAATCCCCTTTACGTAGAGATAATAATCCATCTTGTTCGTTTAAAATGATCAACGGAACTATTTATTTTAAAGATTGGGCACAAGGATTTTCAGGAGATTGGATTAAGATCATACAGTATAAGTATGGTGTTACCTACGCTAAAGCTCTTGAGAAATGTGCATCGGATTTTGGACTTACAAAAGGCAGTGTCAACGCAACAGTAGTTAAAAGAGAATACGAACCAGAAAAACTAGAACCAAAAGAGTCTAAAATAGAAATCAAAATTAGACCTTGGGATCAATATGATAGAGAATTCTGGTCTAAGTATGGAATTAACAAAGCTGTATTAACTCTTTATAATGTGTATCCCTGTGAGGTTGTTTTTTACAACACCAAGGTAGTATACACAAGGCGTAAAAATGATTTAGCGTATGCTTACAGATTCGGTCCAGGACAGTATAAGATTTATATGCCACAACGTAATGCGTTTAGATGGCTATCTAATTATAACAGCTGGCAGGGTCTAGAGCAATTACCAGATTTTGGTGATCACATTGTAATTACAAAGTCTATGAAAGATGTTATGGCGCTTAGGTTACTAGGTGTTGTTTCAGCTGCTCCTGCTTCAGAAGCAGTTATACCAAATGATGGTATAATGACAGAGATTTCAAGACGTTTTACAAATATTTTTTCTTTTATGGATTTTGATTTAACCGGTGTTAAGATGGCTAATACTCTACTTAAGAGATATAACATACAGCCTTTATTCTTGACTGACGGTAGGTTCGGCACTAAAGATTATGGTGCTAAAGACATATCAGATTACATAGAAATCAACGGTACTACAAAAGCGTTAGATATTATTAACCAGTGTAAGGAAACTTATGCTCACACATTAGAAATATGACAACATCAATAGAAATACCACAGTTTATTAAAAAGGTGATGGTATCAAAGTCTCGTAGAATCAAATACTATAAAAAGGGAGGTAAAATTCCTAAAAAGTATGCTAAAAATAAGTTTGACAACAAAGGCAGAATGATAGATAGTGAAGGTGAGCATGTAGTAGCAAACCCAAGAACTATAGGAACAGCAAGATACCTTACAATAAATGGTCAACAGCTTTATAACGCTCGTATGAGCCCACACATGAGGAGTAAAATAGTAAATGCCGTTAAGGATAGCTATCTACCCTATGTAAAAGATGTCAAACCAATTACAAAACTACCAGTATCTATTTCTTTAGACTTTTATGACACAGTCAGACAAGCTAATTGGGATTTAGACAATCAGTGGTTGTATGGTAAATGTTTTCAAGATTTAGTAGTCAAACTAGGTATACTACCTGACGATGACATTAAATATATAACGAAAGCGGGTGCCCCTAGATTCTTCCCTGTAGATACAGAAGAAGAAAGAAAGTTGGTATTTCATATATCAACAGAAACACGCGATGAAATTCTAAAACATAAATTTTATGATACACTTTACGGGGAAAGTCAGTAACGGACGTATTGTTCCTGATGATCCTATAATGGTAAACGACGATCTTAATAAGCTACACGAAAAAGAGGTAGAGATTACGATAAGGAAAACCAAAACACGCAGTAATCCTCAAAATAGATATTATTGGGGAGTTATAGTTTATCTCATTAAAGAAAGATTTAAAGAACTAGGCTATACACGTACAGATATTCAACAAGACAATGTAAGCAGTCCTATAACTAGAGACGATGTACATATGTTTTTAAGAGAAAACTTCTTAAGAGATGATTGGATTGTACGAGACACCGGTGTAGTAATCGGTACGGTAGCAAAATCAACTAGAGAGTTATCTACAGATGAATTTGTCACATATTTAGAAAATGTGCGTAACTGGGCAGCAGAAACACTAGACATAGATATCCCTGACCCTGATGCGCCTATAGATAAAAAGATAGAAATCAAATTAAATCAATAGTAATGGGAAGAATGAAAGAATATTATATCAATAATTTAGACTGGGAACACGAACACCTAACTCCACCACCTATAGAAGAACCTATGTTCTGCAGTGATCAAATGCCTGCAATTACATGTCCTAACTGTTTT